TGGGATGGGCTGGATACCCTGGCGATGGCCAAATACCGGGGGGCGGTCCGCCCGGTGCGATGGGGTGAGCCGGATAACCGGGACTCGGCCAAATTCCCGGAGGCGGTCCGCCCGGTGCGATGGGGTGGGCCGGATATCCCGGCGATGGAGGCTGCGGCCCGAGCTCGGGCGGCAACGGAACGATCAAAGCGTAGAAACTTCCAGGCAACATCGAAAAGCTCCTTTCGAGAGCAGCGTACGGCCACGTGGTTTTTGCCGCATCGCAAATTTCGTGATGCGGCATTCATGCGAATCGCATGCCAAGTATATTCACTCCGCCTCGAGGCGTCGAGGCCGTCCGCCGCGACGAACGGTCCTCAGCGCCTGCATGCGCTTTCCCGCCTCACGGAAAATTTCTTCGTCCGTGAAATCCTCGAGCGCAGTCACGATGCGCGCCGTCTCGGTTCGCAGCTTCGCACTCTCATCACGAAGCATCTCGATCAGCGTCTTACTGTTAGTGACTAACTTACTAACACGCTTGCCTTCATTTATTACTTGTTTTTTCATGTTACTCATAGTTACTCTTTTTAACAACACTAGTTTTTTATGTGGCAAGAAGATGGCAAGTCAAGTGACTGTCACTGTTTTCTTATACTTACCACTTATATCCACTTCTGCCACTTAAAAATAAAATTACTCCTGGGGGCTTTTCAAAAACAAAATTGTGTGTTGTACGCCGTATAAACTTCATAGGATTTCCGTATAAAACTTTCACGGGTACCCGTCCAAGTGACTAATTTTCTTATTTTTCACCCCTAATCCAATGATTCAAAAGGACTTACGCGACTTGTCACATTTCAATTTTCAAAAACAAGTGGCAAGTGGGGGTTTAGGTGCTGGGTGGGGGGATTTTTTTAATCCAGAGTCGGAGTTGTTTACCGTCTTTAAAGATGCGGGTAGGTTCATAGGCAAGGTATTTAAGAATCTTAGCGATACGGCGTTGGATGGCGGCATCTTTTTTATCGTCGAGGTCGGACAATTTAAGGTCGAGGCGGGTGAGGATATCGGACATTTTGACTTCATTTTTCCCGGAGCAAAATTGTTCGACGGGGTCATCCCAGGAGTTAGCGGACTGGAAGGTAGAGGCGTTAGAGGAGGCAAATTTGGTCAAATTTTCGGGGAGGGACCAAAACGCACCAGCCTTGAAAGCGTGGACGGCTTCGGCCCAGAGCTGGGAAACAGCAGTAGTAAATCCCAATTTATCAAAGAACTGGCCTTGTTCGAACCGTGATTTGACGGGCCAGAATCTTCGATTTTCGTCGTCGGTAAAGAGTAGGGATTCGTTAGTGGTGCCTGCGAAGACGAAGTGTCGGTGGTAAGTATTGTATCTATTATTGAAGTAAAGTTGTCTGATGGTATCGGCGCGTTGAGAGATGATAGATTTAGTTTTTTCGGCATCTGCTCTGAGCATAGCGGTTAATTCGGAGAGTTCGATAATCCAGTAGCCGGACATGATGGCGACGGCATCGCGATAGTTATTGAAAGACTGGATGGTATCGGTATGGTAGGGGCCGAAGGTTTCGGCTAATAATTGGAAGACGGTAGATTTACCGATACCCTGCCAGCCTGAGATGATTAGGACGCCATCGGCTTTGCAGCCTGGGTCGTAGATTCGCGCTACGGCCTGGATGAGCCAGAGTCGACCGAACGCCCTAGACAGTTCGTTATCGTCGACGAGCATCCAACGTGAAAGCCATCCATTGATACGTTCGACGCCATCCCACACGAGCTTATCCAGTTTATCGCGCAAGGGATTATATTTATTTTGGTCGGCGATGATGGGGAGGGCCTTGCTGATATCGGCATCGTTATTTTCGAAGTTGAGTCGGAGTTGGAGATCGCAGGTGATGAGCAGGTCGTGAATGGGTTTAAGGCTCATGCCTTTGACGATTGAGTCTTTCCGTATATTTTCGTTCCAGACGTCTCGCAGCACGTCGATATTGCCTGACATTTCGTTGAGTCCGAAAGCTCCTTTATAGAGGGGGTCATTTTCGAGCACGGTTCGGACGTTGGCGAAGATTCTCCTGGGCTCGCCGTAGTTATTAATGGATAGTTTTTCTTTCCAGTCGTCGTCCACGCCCATAGCCGGGTAAGTATCGGCCACACCCACACCATCAACTCTCCACAGCCTGGTTATGGCCTCTCGCAGCACGGATGCACCATATTGAGCGACGTAATCGTCGGCACCCCATTTATCTTCCATTTCATTGAGGGCCAGTATTCTCGACCCGGCGAGCAGTCTTTTAACGAGTTGGGCGTGGTGTTTACCTGCTGTATCGTTATCGCCGATGATGGTCACGCGTTTGCCATCGAAGTACTTGGTCAGTACGGTACTGAACTTGTTGGCACCGCCTGCATTCGTTGTCGCGTTGAAGCCCATCCCCCTCAGGAAATCGACGGATTTTTCGCCTTCGACGATGAGGACGTCTTTTTCGCCGTTGAGCATTTCCTTGAGTCGGTACGGAACAGGCTTAACGCCTTTGACAGACCAATCTCTTTGGTTACGTCGTTGTTTGAAGGATTTGGGTTCGTACCTCACCACCTGCGACAACACCGTCCCATCCAGGTCGGTGTAATCGTAGACGGCGATCACGCGTTTCGTTTCACGCCCCACGATTTTCAGTACTCTGGCTAGCGCTTCCTTCCTTCCCACGCCATTGAGTTTTTCTTCGATCCAGGCGAGATCTCCGCCTGCCTGACACTGTGAGTGGCAGTAAACGGCTCCGGTATCGATTTGGATAGCGAAATTATTTCCATCGCCGTGATGGATGGGGCAGGGGCATCGGACCACCCCAACCCCATTGAGCGACACAGATGGAAGGATGGTAGCGAAGTAGGTACGTGTTTCTTCGGCTGAGAATTTCATGGATGCCCCTTTCAGGCTGGAGGGATATAGCCAGTTGAGGCGGGTGTGAAAGGCACCCGCCTCGGGGAGACTGGCTTTACTGCGGATCGCGGATCAGGCGACCACATGAACATCCTAAGACAATACTCTATTCCTGTCCAGGTACTTCCGGTTTACTGAACCGTTTCGTTCCGATTGAGCACCGCGGCACCGCCGTTCAGCACGCCCAGGAAATAAGCGGAAATGGCGACGGATAGCACAAGTTCGTCGATTTCGAGGCTGGGGGATCGTCTCATGATGTCATTGGTTAGTTTTTCCATGGCGCGCAGTGTTTGATTGATATTTTCCCATGGTGGGTGGTCGACGCCGTCGGGCAGAAGCAGCACGTAGTTCAGTGTCATAGTAGTTTCCTTTTGATCGTATATTCCGCCCATCTCGGGTCCGGTCGAACTCCGAATTTCGAAGCATACTCAGCGCGCGCCAGATTCAAGTCGCGCTGGCGGTAATAGATCCAGCCGCGTTTATAGTTCCTGGCTTGTGCGGTCAGGATGAGGTTCTGTAGCGCAGGATCGCCTGTAGCCTGCATCAGGAGCGGGTCACGGCTCGTTAGTTCGACTAGTTCGCCGGAAGCGACCTTGACCGTTTGAGGCGTACTGAACACGTATCCACACGAACACACCCTGGTCCTTGCCATCCACACCCGAAAGCATTCAGGGCAGACCCGTGGCAGGTTTTCCGCGGGCATATCGACCTTGACCCGTTTCGGTCGGCCCTCGAGGGTCCAGGCTCGAACCTCGTCACAGAAGCCGTGGCGCAGGGTATTTCCGGCGTGGTCGAGGATGAGCGATTCGGTTTTGCCCACAGCAGGTCTGAGAATACGCCCGATTTGCTGCAGATGGAGGCCCATGGATTTGGTTGGGCGCGCCAGAATACAACACGAGACCGGAGGGCAATCCCAGCCATAGCTGATGATGCCCACGCTAACCACCACCGCCAGCGTCCCGTCCGCCAAGCCTCGCCAGGTATCCAAACGAACTGAATCGGGGGTTTCGGCTGAAACGAATCTGCTGCTGATTCCAGCCGCGAGAAAGCTATCTCTTATATGTTCGCCGTGAGTACAGTTGACGGCAAAAACTACTGTTGGCCGACCCATCCCCAATCTGATCCAGTGTTCGACGATGTCTCCGGTCAGTTCCACCCTGTCCATGATTTCAGCGAGTTGATTAACCTGATAATCGCCTGCCTGGACCTTTACATTCGTCACGTCCGGCGTAGCTGGTGCGAAGGTTCTGGTGGGAACCAGATAGCCATCACGAACCAAGTCCTTGACCGTAGGGCCAACTACCATTTCCTCGAACAGTTCGTTCATGCCGCGGCCATCGAGCCGGATGGGGGTAGCGGTCATGCCGATAATCTTGGCATCCGTAAACCCCTCCAGCACCTTTTTCCAGATCTTGCTCACCGCGAAATGGGCTTCATCGATAAATACCAACTCAGCCCGAGGCACCTCGCGCCGCTGAAGCGTATCGATGGACGCTACCAGGACGTCAGCCGTTGTATCCCTGGTATCGGAGCCCATGACGATTCCCACCGTCAGCCCGAGGCGCTCGAGGCGTTCGACCATGTCATTGACCAGGGTGCGCCTGTTTACCAAAAACAGCACTCGATTCCCTTTCGCCCTAGCCGACCGGATAATGAACGTCGCGAGGGTACCTTTGCCTGCGCCCGTAGGCATAACCAGCAGCACCGAACGCCGTCGCCGGATGGCGCTACGGAGCCTCTCCAGAACCGCAATTTGAAATGGTCTGAGCTCGATCACGATTCACATCATATCATAAAAAAATTTATTTGTCTTTATTTTTGTGGTATGCTGTTTTCAAGATGATGAAGATTCCGCTCGCGGTCTGGGAAAAAAGTTTGATCGAGCGCTTTCCCGAGATATGGAAAACGTTCTATCCCAGGCAATACGAAAATCTCGGGTCATGGAACTCGCCCAAGTGGCCCGCGGTTTCGCTGGCGCAGATCGCAGGACGCATCCTATATGAAAAAGACGTGTACGATATTGCTCCCAAAATAGTAGCGCGCCAACTCGCAAAGTATCAGATGCCTACGTTCTTTGCCACCAAGCCCTTAATTCAGGCGATGCTGAATACCGATCCAATCGATATGACATGGTCAGATTTACACCTCCCCATGCCTTGTGGTGTTTTTATTCTGCCAACCGGAAGCCTGATGACATCTACTGGTGAGATTCCGTTCGTAGGGTGGTGCGACGCGATACGGTTTGAAGGTTCAGAACCAAGAATTATTATTTTCTACTCCTATAAAGAAGATGGCGAATCGGCCCTGACAGATACTGTCTTTACTAAGAACTTCAGCCTGGGCGGCATGTCGGCAGAGATCATCGACCACCTCACGGTTGAATCTGATTACGACCCGCAGAGTGATTATCACAACCTCGGTCCTGGTAGTACCATCGACAGCGCACGCGTGATCAAGCTGATTGCGAATCTGATCCTGGCGATGGAGACGACGCCCAGGATGGTCAAGCCTGGAGAGCGTACCTATATTAAGCGCCGATCCGGAACCACAGAGTTATGGAGCCCGAACATCGTAGGCAACGGATACGTAGTCAAGACCGAAGGACAACCCTCGACCCCGACCGGAATGCATTATCGCCCTCACTGGCGTCGTGGTCATTTCCGGAAGCAGGTCTGCGGACCAAAAAACACCGAACGCAAAATTATCTGGATTGAGCCCGTCTGGTGCGCCTGGATAAAGAAATAGCTTTACAACAGTAAACTACCGTAGTATGCTTGTTTCAGGAGAGAGAAACAATCAAATGAAATTAACAGCTTTATTTTTACTGGGAGCATCGCTCTCATTCGCGGCTCACGTCGAACCTGCCTGGCAGATTGGAACGGTTCGGGACGCGATGTCGAATCGCACTCGTTCCACCTTGCGCCAGGATCAGGTAATGATCACGGGTCTGGATTATACCTATACCGTCAGCGATGACATGGTTGCTAACCGCAACAACGGGAGCCTGGGCGGATTCGTTGCGGGCTCGTTCATTCAGGCGGCACGCAATGCCAAGCATGGATGCCGTTACATCGTCGGCGATAGGATTCAGTACCTGCCTCACGGCCAGCAGATGAAAGTTAAGGATGCGGATGGAAAGGTCTGCAACGTTGAGATCGTTCGCCAGGAGAGAAACCAATGAACGAAGAACGTCCCATCACCATAACGCTGGAAGACGATTGCTATTCAGCGTGGTGGTTTTCTGATGGCAAGATTCTGATCGAAGAAACGCGTCAATTCTGGACTGAATGCGAATGGGGCATCTACATGTCAGAGAAGCAGAATATCGAGCAAGCCACCAAGGCTGTGATAAAGGCGATTAAGAAATGAATACCCTACCAACATCTTTAAAGCGCTATGCCAACCGTTTGGACGGAGGCGTGGACGTTGATCAGGACGGATGGAAGACGATCTACGCCCGGAACGGCTGGCAGTTCGACACCGACCCGCTCACGCCCATGCATATCGCGGGCGCAGACACCGTACGCGAGTTAGCTCTGTGTTGCAAATACATGATCAGATGCGACTGCAAAGAATGCAAAGGAGAGAAATAAGATGGCCGTACTGATGCGTGCTTCGGGCAAAACGGAAGACGTTACGCCAGCAAGTGGGAAAGCGTGGTTTACCGTTCAGGAACTGCAAGACTACGTGGGGGGGTACTTCGAGGTGATTCATCTTACGAATAACACCATACTGGTCTGCAACGAATATGGAAAGACCGAAGCCCTACCCGTCAACGCCGCGGCTACAATGTACTGCCGTCTGAACGGGCTATCTGACCTAATTCTGGGCGATGTCCTGATTGCAGCGATGAAGGAGGTTCGGTAATGCCGACCATTCTAGAAGCGCTAGAGGCTGCGCTAGAGGCGTTAAAGTGCCTGGGGTATGGAGAGGGTGGCGCGCTCTATGACGATCTCAAGCAAGCGATAGCTGAACTTAAAGAGGGCGCTTCTCTTAAAGACCGCTTGACCAAATAAGAAATTGCTTTACTTTTGCTTTACAGTTGGATATGATGGTTTTATGAACAGACTAGATATTGAGCCATTCGAAGACGGCGAGTTCGAGCAGTGGACTCCAACCCGCCTGCAGTTGAAGACGCCTGAGGATGTGGCGTATTACAGGCTCAGGTGGAGGGCGATTGGGGATGCATGGCCCGAACCCGGCTGTGAGCAGACGGACGCCGAATGGCGCTATCAGAAACTGCGCCGTATCGGGCTATACCTGATGGTTCACGGCGTCAGAAACCAAGCATTCGATGCGCTACAGATGGCGGCAGAAACGGACTGTATCCAGGAAGAGACGCTAGCATGACCACCATTGAAACCGATACCTGGTATCGGATCGAACGGACGCGTACCAGTGAAGACTCATGGGACGCCTATTGCGATCCTCTGTTTAACAGCGCGGCATCAGCGTTCGATCACATAAGAAAGATCAGGATCAAGGAAAACGACTACCAGTATCGCGTCGTCGAGGTAATCCATACCAGGACCACCACCCCGATCAAGGAAGAAAAGCCTTGTGGCTATCCAGGATGCCTGGAACCGGAAACGACCGAGTGTGAAAACTGTGACACACGTTTCTGCAGCGACCACGGCACCAAGGGAGGCGACAGGGAAGGAGATGGATATCGGCTTACCGAAGCCGTACCATCCTGCTGCTGGAAGTGTGGCGGGTATAACGCAGATGAATAGAAAGGATAAAAAAATCAATGGTGGAGGACATAACTTGGTACCGGATCGAATGTTGGTGTGATGAAGAAAAATCATATAAACCCTATGATGTTGAGTACCCTAATTTTAAAACCGCCAAGCAAGCTATGAACTACGTTAAAAATCTTGAAGATGGTCCAGACAATTATCGGATCATAATAATGACTCAGACCTGCTGCTCATGAATAAATTACTTTACTTTTTCTTTACGGTTTGGTATAATGGTTTTCAGGAGATAGAAAAATGATAGACATCAGCCGCAGCAAAGCGGATATAACTAAAAAGCTAGAGGAGTTCTTATGCGCCTATGATAAGGCCCGTAAGGCAGAGGGATACACCGTAGCGTATCGCCGTTGGGCATTGTATGTAGACGTTGCAAATGGTCGCCACATCGAGACGATGTATTTACATCCACTCGGCAAGAGCCTACTAGTTAAGACTATGCCTGATGGCGGCACTGCAGCATGGGAACCATCCGTGGAAGGAGTAAAAAATGATCACTAAAGCAATTAACGCTCGCGTGTCAGTCACCTTGTGGAAAGCACTCAAGGCGCTGGCCAGGGCGAACGGCAGGACGGTAACGGGCGAGCTCGAAAAGGCGCTCAGAAATCACGTGGCATCAGAAGAATCGAAAGAGAAATGACATTAGACATTGAACGCGACATGCTGATCTCACTCTGGCGTCAGCTTGAAAAGCAACCTATGACGCTAGATGACCAGCAGAGGGTCGAAGAGCTTTCAGGCGTGCTGTTTGACGCCCTCTCATCAGACAAACCGAAACGCAAATACACGGCGTATCGAAACCCCAAACCTAAAACCGCTCAGACAACGGAGCAGAACGAGGAACCCACAGATGTCGACATCAGTAATGCACCATCCGGAGCCTAAACATCGATTCGAGATCGAAACAGCAACGGAGGAGGGTACGGATATTAAATATCCTGTCGTTCGCCTTACTAATAATTTCATCATTTTTCCAACCTTTGACCAGCTTTATGCGCTACGGGCAACGCTCGATCAGTACCTAAACGAACTGGCCGTCAACCAGGGGGTAGCCGATGCCATTCGCTAAAGCCGCCCCTCAACAGGCTTTTTTCAAGGCGGGATTCTACGGAATCACCGCCTCTGGAAAGACGCTCACCGCACTGCTGTTCGCCGAGCTGCTGGCCAGCTACTCGAAGAAGCGTATTGCGTTCATTGACACCGAACGCGGTACCGATTTCTACGCTACGGCTATTCCTGATCGCAAAATTCACCCTGAGGCGTTCGATTTCGACGCCATCTATACCAGATCGTTAATGGAGAGCGTAGACGCCCTGGCCACGCTGGATACCAATAAGTATGGCGTAGTAGTCATCGATTCGATTACGCATCTCTGGGAAGCAGCTAAGGCTGCTTATACCGGGAAAATGAACTCCAATGGAGCGTTTCCTATTCAAGCCTGGGGGCCAATCAAGAGACCGTATAAAAAGCTGATGTCGCTATTCATGGATGGCCAGTTCCACGCCATCATTTGTGGCCGTCAGGGCGTGGTAATGGAGAAGGACGAAGACGGCGACATGGAAATTGTCGGCACGAAAATGAAAGCGGAGGGCGAGACGCCCTACGAACCGAATCTACTATTCAAGTTCATTCCTGAGTGGGAGGCGAACGTTCAAAAGATCACCGCTTTCGTTGAAAAGGATCGATCCGGCATACTTCAAGGACGAACGTTTATCATGCCTAAGCCATCCGACGTCGAACCCATGATTCGATATCTGAGTGGAGGGATGCAGGGCCAGATCGGCTCGCTGGAAGATGCTGCGGAGAAAGACGCCGCGGCGTTGGAGCTCGAAGAGCAGCAAAAGCAGGAGGGCGTCCGGGTGCTGTTCGAGCAGATCCGTTCCGCGCTGATCAACTCTCAGAACCTGACGCAGCTAAAATCCGCCTGGGATCTGACCAAGGGAAAGAAAACCAAATTGGGTGAATCCTATGACGCGCTCGAATCGATTAAGGACGGGCGAAAGGTAGAGTTGACTCATGCAGCCTAATCAAACGTATGACGGAACGATCACAGGCGGAACCCTAATCATGTCGCGCAGCGGTACGCCCGGTTTGCAGCTTGCCATCTCGTATGAAGAGGATGGATTTACCGCTAAAACATCGCGCGTTCTGTGGCTCACCAATAAGACCATCAAGCAGGTCAAGAATACTCTCGGCTCACTGGGTCTTAAAGTCGATAATCTAGCCAGCGAGACGTATCTAGAGAACATTGGGCAGGCACTCGAAGGAACCGAGATCACGTTCACCACCGAAGAGACGGACTATAACGGCGTGTTTAAAACACAGGTTCAGTGGATCAATCCACGGCGCGCACCTATCGGGTCTGAATCGCCTGCCAAGATCGCGGCTCGGCTATTTGGTGGAACCGTTCCACCACTGGAGCAGATTCCAGAAGCCGAGGACGTACCGTTTTAGCCCACTAAAGCCAAGCGGTGGGTGTCCCCCGTGGGCCGAAAACAAAGGAGCGGTCCACGGGTATTTTTACAGCCTTAATCTGTGAGCAAGCCAAGTCATTCGAGTGCACCCCATGAAAACGGAACCATTGATAGATCTGATTCGGAAAGCCATCGGCGAGGCAGAGGCGGTGTTAACGAAGCCCGCAGCAGTTACGTTCCCGCTGCCCACACCTGCCGATAACGTTCGGCTCCTTCTAATTTTCGAATCGCTTGATGATCGAGAAATCTATAGAATGCTGCGCGGGAAAGGAATTGGATGACTTTTACAGATACTATGGCAACCGCTGAGCGAGCCATATCCAAGAGAGAACCAGGGAAGGAGAGCGAGCCATTCCATAAGAGAGCACCAAGATAGGTGAGCGAGCCAAGTCGTCGGAGAGCACCAGAGTATTTGAGCGAGCCAAGTGACTTGAGAGCGCCAAAATATTTGAGCGAGCCAGTGATCGGGAGAGAACCACTGTAAGTGAGCGAGCCAATTGCGGGCGAGAGAACCATGCCAGGCGAGCGAGCCAAGTCGCAGGAGAGAACCATGAGCTGCGAGCGAGCCATACCCAGGAGAGCACCACCCGAAGTGAGCGAGCCAGAAATCGGGAGAGAACCAGCGGCTATGAGCGAGCCAATTGAAGGCGAGAGCACCAAAGATCGAGAGCGAGCCATTCCATAAGAGAGCACCATAAGTTACGAGCGAGCCATTCCCCTGGAGAGCACCAGACCAGTTGAGCGAGCCATGTGAGGTGAGAGCACCACTCGCCATGAGCGAGCCATCTATAGAGAGAGCACCACGACACGCGAGCGAGCCATAACCATTGAGGGCACCAGAGCCTGGAAGCGAGCCAAGCGCAAGAGAGCACCACGACCAGTGAGCGAGCCAAGTGATCGGAGAGCACCAAGATATTGGAGCGAGCCATTCGTGCCGAGAGAACCACACAATGGGAGCGAGCCAATATATGCGAGAGGACCAGAATAGGCGAGCGAGCCAAAAATCCAGAAAGAACCAGGGAAAGTGAGCGAGTCAAATCACAAGAGAGCACCACCACCGTTGAGCGAGCCATGTAGTACGAGAGCACCACGGTACAGGAGCGAGCCATGTCTGATGAGCGAGCCAAATAACGAGAGAGAGCAAACCAATCAATGAATCTAGAATTAGAAGTTGTACAGAAACTGGGACGGGATCTCAGTAAAGCTGCTGTGACCCTGTCCCTCGACGAAGTACGGTTCCTGGTGGACGCGTACTACATCATGCAAAAGGACCGCATCCGGTCTTCAAACCAGGTGCGGGCGCTCGGCGAGAACCAGGAGCCGCACGAAGTCTTGCGCTGGCTGGCCGAGCAAAGCACCACCCTCGAAAACCAGATCAAACGGGCACTTGATAAGTGGACCGATGGCCAGGAGATGGGAAAATGGTGTAAGGGCATCACCGGCCTCGGCCCCGTCATTACCGCCGGATTGCTGGCGCATATCGACATCACCAAGGCACCGACGGTGGGGCACATCTGGCGGTTCGGAGGACTGGACCCGACGTCGAAGTGGAAGAAGGGTGAGAAGCGCCCCTGGAACGCTTCCTTGAAGGTCATCCTATGGAAGCTCGGCCAGAGTTTCGTCAAGGTGTCGAACAACGAAAACGACGTGTACGGCAAGGTGTACGCTGCGCGCAAAGCCTACGAAATCGAGAAGAATGCCCGGCTGGAGTACAAAGCGCAGGCCGAAGCCATTCTGGCATCGAAAAAGATCGGGAAGGAGACCACCGCTTACGAGCACTACAGTCTCGGTATGCTCCCGCCCGCACACATTCAACAGCGTGCCGAGCGCTATGCGGTTAAGCTGTTCTTGTCTCACTTCCACGAGAAGGCGTATTGGCTGGAGTACGGCATTGCACCGCCTCTGCCCTATCCCATCGCCATGCTAAGCCACGCCCATAAGAAATGACCAGCGAAGACGAACTAGAAGTCGCCCTAGCGCGATTCATGAAAGCCAGAGGCTGGCGTAGATACCGGAACCAGATTGGTGTCTACCAGATCGAATGGAGAACGCAAAGGATCGGAACCCCAGGCTATCCTGATTGGACGTTTCGAAGGTCAACCTCGAAACATGGGACGATCGAAATCTGCCACGTCGAGACTAAGGCGTCAGGCAAGAAGCCATCATCGGTACAACTGGAGCAGATTGCGCTCTTAAACCACCTGGGCGAACCCGCGATCTGGATAGATAACATGGAGAAATTTGAACTATGGTACTTGAACTTATTCTCGCGTTAGCCGTTCTCGTGGGGCTCGTCTGGTGCTGGTCGCTGACATACGAACGCCGTGACCTGCTCCCTAAATCGAGGACGGAAGCGCTACGTAGGATTTTGAGTAAGAATAAATGAATGCTGGCCGTTCCCAAGGTCGAACCGGAACCCGAACCCAAACCTGAGCACGAGTTTCATCCGCTCGAATCCTGGCGCTCTTTTGCTGCCGGGATCGTTGCTGTCGGGATCGGCTGCTATGACGTTTGGAAGCTGGGGCCAAATGAAGGTCTGACCGTTGAGATCGACGAAATTCTAATCCTGGTCGGTATTGGCTTGATAGCGGGCATGCCTAACGTCTTCCTGAAAAGCCTCATGGGCAAAAAAGACGTTAGCCAGGATAGCGCTGAGCGTAAAACGTCGTGATGTCTATAGCCGTTGCGTTTTCTACGCCCGAGAAATTACTAGAATTAGACGACGTAACCACGAACGAAGTCCCGGGATTGACAGGAACAGTAAACCCAGGAACCTTCCAGTAAAGATTGATCACAAGGCTATTGACAAACTCCAGTCCCAGCGTCATTCCAAACGACGAACCTGCTGCTGGTTGAGGTACGATCGTCGCTACTCCGGTATTGATCCCAGGAGTCATCAATGAATTTAATAATGGACTCCATATACCACGAACTGAAAATGTTACTGGGCCTGATCCGCTCGCGGCTGGCGTCTGAGCGTTGATAAAGGTAAATGGAACCTCGCCCTGGCCGTCGATATTAATTCCCAGCCATACCGAGATCGGTCTTGAACCGAGATTACCTGGACCTGAATCGTACTGTGCAAACAGTTCACTCTGCATCAGCATTGATACGTTCAATAGCTTTCCACCGATATTGGTGAGATTAATAATCGCGGTCGGAGGTGGTACAACGTCACCCTGCCAATATGATCCTGGATGGGTAACGTTCGTCGCCGTGGCCCCGCTACAGTTGAACGTAAAATGATAGGTTGAGAATACTTCTGGCGCGTATGGGATCACAGGATTGAATACCGGGTTTGTGATGGACGTGGATGTTTTTCGGAAGGTGTTGGCAAAGCTGGGCATGTAGTCACCCAGCGCGAGATCGTATTGGATGCCATACGATAAATCTGTGTTGTAGGTCAGCGTCGTCGTGATGCCCTGAATGACCATAGGAACGGCACTGAAGCCATACGCGGTTTTAGTAAAGTTGATCACCTGGCCAACCGAGAGACCATGTTGAAAGATGGTCACCGCCAGCGTCTTCTTCGGAATCCCGTTTGCAGCGACGTAGGCATCAGCCGTCGCCTGAGCCTGCCCAAGATCGGTAATGGTATTGTCTTGAACCACACCATAAAAATGCACGCCGTATGTTGAGATGGATCCAGCGTTCTGGCTGGTCACTTTGATTGGTACGCCATTCTTTGCGTTAATCCCGCCGAACAGTGTCAGGTCGTTGATGGGCGAGGTGAACGTTCCTGAGTAGCTTGCACCGCCAATGTATGGAAATGTGGTCACGTTGTCTGGTGCATCGCTCAGACCAAAAGGCGCAGGCGTCTGGCTGATGATGGGATTCACGTAGTGCAAGTTTTTAGCGCCATCGATATACCAGCCGCCTCCTGTCGCCTGACAGATTTGGTCCATGAACTGCGTCAGGGTGTTGTAGGAAAACGACGCAGACAGGCTCATGATGCTCGCTATATAGGCTGCATTGATCACGATGCTGGATGGACCGAAATTTAAGAATCCATCTATGATCATGGAGTGATCAGGCGTGGGCGTGTACGTTTTCGTGATGAGCGTTGCGTCAGTTAAAACCTTAAGATTTCTCACTGTCAGCGAAACCGTTACCTGATACGCGCTGCGCTTCTGTGGATCATCGAGCGTGACTACGCTCACGTATCCGGCAAAAACACCCACGGAGTTATTGTCGCTGATCACTACGGAATCGAACTGGCTCGGGAACGGGCCTCCAGCGGGATACTGCGCTATGATCTTGGCATTCGATGTGTAGCCCTGGAACTGCTCGGTGATCTGAATCACCCGCGCCGAGATTTGTACCCCATTGATGGCTACGCTGAGATAGCTCATGATGCCAATTTATAGCCAGCCGCCTGCAGTTCGTCATTCAGCATATTCATAACGGTTACGGGATCGGTTCCCGTTATGCTGATGTTTACCACGTTTGGCCTACCTAACGCCTGAATCGACGTATTAATATCGGCCAATGAAGTTTTTATGATTGATATGCCCTGATCGTAGATCCAGTCTTTGTTGTAGTCGTGAATCGAAGACAGCACCGACCAGATATCAACCAGGGCGACCAGTTGCTTGTTCCACAGGAACGATTCCATCCAATCGCGGTAATCTTCCATCCAGTGTGAATCGACGAGCCGTTCACGCAGCAGATCCATATCGGACTGCATATTCTCGAAAATCTTGTCTTGCTGATGCTGCAAGACGATCGAGGTAACGGCACTGATCGCGCTGCCGACAACGGCTCCTATACCTCCAGTCAACAGACCGCTAATACCGGAGATCGCTCCGCTAACGCCACTCATTATTCCACTACCTGCGCTTGCAACGCCACCACTCAGATCGAGCGCCGATCCGATACCGGGCATCGAACTCCCTAAATCTGCAAGAGGGAGTTGAGAGGCATCAGGAAGAGTGCCAGCAAGACCGCCGCTAAGATCAAGACCAGGCATAGCGCCAGGAATACTAGCGAGCGGAAGTTGACCCGCACCACCTGCGATTCCACCACCGCCACTACCGCCGAGTTGACTCGCGAGGCCAGAGAATTGAGATGTGATTTTAGAGAAAACTCCACTGATCGTACCCCCTAGATCGGTGAATAATTTGGTCAGACTTGGGAACAGCGTACCATTGATCAGATTCGCCGTAACGTATTTCACGAATGCATCTATGGCATCCGTCGCGAATGCGGTTGCAATATTCTTACCTAACGTAACGAACGCATCACCGAGCCTGCTGAAGAGCGATCCTTTGCCATCGAAAAGATCCGTCGCAACGGTAGTTGAAAACGTCTTTTCAGCCGAGGTAATACCAGCATAGTAGTTGCTCCACATCCCTGTAAGCGTTCCACTACTGGCATCGATCGCTAACGACTCCTGCGTCTGCAGGCTAGTCAGCATCGCCTTATCGTTAGCGACCATAGACAGATTCGTTGCTGAATCGACCTTGAGTTGCTGAGTCCAGTAACCTGTCCAGGCTGTGATCAACGTTCCGGTATTCGGGTCACCAGCCGCGTTGGTATCCGCCAGTATCGCCGCGATGGAATCCGAATTGGTCTTCTGAATCGCAGCCCACTGAGCCGTACTCTTGGTGTTGAGATCGGAATAGGCCGTTCCCAGTCCTGATGCCGCGGTATTTGCGTCTGCAATCTTCTGGTTCACGCTATCGATGGTTAGCTGGAGCGCACTTGGCCCCATTGCGGACGAGAGCGTGTTGGTGTTCGATGTTAACGTTGCCAGAGCCGTAGTCAGGTTCGCGGCATTGGTAGCGCCTGTTACCATCGTGGTCTCGCCCAGGTCTTTCAGTACCGTGTTGAGCGGGTTCAGATCGGAATTGAGCGTGTTTGCCTGAGTGGATGCGGCAAGCTGCGCCACGGCTAAATTATTTAAAGACGTGGTGCTTCCATCCGACGCATTCGAGAGCGTTACCAGCTTCTGGTTCAACGTGTCGAGTTGATTCTGCGCCGAGTCTTCAGACAGTTGCCCTACCGCGGCCAGCGCCTGATCATACGTATTCATGGACGTGGTGGCTTTATCAATCTGCGCCTGAACCGCTACCATTCCGTTGGTATAGTCATTCTGGCTGATGTTGCCAGAGCTATAGGCATCTTCGATCGCCTTTTGCTTATCGAGCAAACTCTGCATGTTGGTCTGCGCCACGTAGTCGCTAGTGACGCCCAGAGCCTTCAACGCGGTCTCATAGCCACTGGTGCTGGTGGTAATGGTCGCGATATCGGCCTGCGCCTTAATAGCAGCAGCATCGTAGGTATCCTGGCTGATGGTTCCAGCATCCAGTTCCGCGGCCAGGACGGTCATGGAATCGGAAATCTTCTGAATCCGACCAGCAGGATCGCCCTGCAATCCTATATTCGCCATCGCCTTGAAGACCGGATCGGCTTTTTCACTCTCTTTCGTGATGGAATCGCCCAGGTCTAGAAATGCGTTTTCGAGATCGCCCACCGTCGCTTTTCCTGCATCGAATTGAGTCTTAACGATATCCCAGGCTTTATTCAATTCGGTAATTTTATTAGTTGCCACATCACTCGCAGTAGCGCCCAACGCTTTCATAGCCACGTCGAGCGGTGAAACCTTCGCGGCGAGTTCATCCATCTTTAGACCCATGTTGTAGTGCGCCACTGTTAACGCATCAGTAAAGAGTTCACTATTCCCATACTCTTTATTAAGCTGACTAAATGCGTTCTGAATCTTAAACGCCTGATCGGCTGGACCAGCCTCGGCTCCCAGCAGCTTCCATGACTTGTCGAGCTCATCGGAATAATCCTTTGCCTGCTTCATTTCGGCATTGGCTTCTTTTAGCGCCTCCTTGGCGGCTTCTCTGCCTGCTTTAAGATCAGCCGCGGATTTCAGTCCCTGATCGCTGGGTGTAATACCCATACCGTCCGCTGCCGCCGCAGGTGGAGTAGTGCTTAGGGTAGGAGCTAATGCTGCTAGTGGAGCGGGAGGCGTGGCGATTGCCTGCTGCCCTTTGTTGAAGTCACTCAGCCTCGCTTCGAATGGATTCAGAACGCCAGCCCACGCATCTGCGCCACCCTTGACGACTGTAGTAATACCCTGTATTGCCGATTGCAAAGCGCCCGTTAAGCCAATCGCTGAAATCGCATCAACGATTGCGTTTTTAAGTTTCGTAAAACTTTGGGCGAGCGTTTCCGTAGACGTCGCGAGTGCATTGATATCTACGGGCGCGTTATGCATTATGTCTAGTAACGACTGTAAATCGAGCCCACCGCTTCTGATCGCGGTGAACATGACCTGACCACGTGTACCAAAGTAAGCGAGCGCCTCACCTGCCGCCTTAGCAGCATCTGGCTCGTCTTTGATTTTCTCAACCAGGAAAGCAAACTCACCCGAGAAGTCTTTAATATCCTGCGAGGACATTTGCTTCATCAAGAACCTTAAGGCTGACATCGCGGTAGTGGCTTCAACTCCATGCTGCTGAAGCGTTCCCACTAACGCCGCGGTCTGGTCGAACGTTAACCCCATCTCCTGCGCCACCGGGCCGATGGATATCATTCCCGATGTGAGATCGGTAATGCTGGTCCCGGTATGCGTGACTACCGTTTCCATCTCTTTCAGATTGGTAGTGATGTCCTGCGAGTTCACCGTTTTGAACTGCTCCATCAGCTTGCCAATGTTGTAGGATAGGTTTCCAGGATCACTGTTCGTTACGATTCCCAGGTTAATGAATATCGTTGACAGCGCAGTCAGGTCGTCGCCCGTCGTACCTAGCCGCGTGTGAAGATTATCGAGTACGGTCGTGATCGTCCCGAGATCGGTAGGTAGCGTGGTGAAGAGCGTCTCGGCCGTAGCGTTTAGCGAGTTGAGCGTATCGCCTGTGGCTCCGGTTGCTCTTTGAATATCAGCACTGGCGTTTTGAAACGCCGTCGATGCCTCGGTAGCGGCAGTAGCGAGACCAGCCAATACAGCAACCAACGCCACGATGCCGCCCGTAGACGCCAGCGTCATTGCGGTATCAAGAGCCGCGGTATCCACTCCAGCCGTGCTCAAAGCAGTTGATAGACCACTAAACGCAGACGCGCTGCTGTTGACTGTAGTGGTGTTGTTCTGTAGCGTCGTGCCCAGCGTTGGTATCGACGTATTGAGCGACGTGATTGAGGTATTCGCCGAACTAATCGAGGTGGCTAGCGTTGACATCGATGTGTTGATCGACGCTAACGAGGTATTCACCTGCTGAAATGCCGTACTGGTCGAAGTGCTCAGCGTTGACATCGCTGTGTTGAGTGATGCCAATGAAGTATTCACCTGCCCCAGCGATGTATCGGCCGAACTCGCAAAGCTATTAATCGCCTGCGTGCATTGGGTCAGTGCCGTGGTGAAGTCCGTTATCTCGGCGCTGATCGTTACTTTGATTGGATCTAGATCAGCCATTACGCACCCCTGCTAAGGCAGTGAACCACTCACGCATCACTTTAGCCTCGTATTCCCAATCGATGGGTTTGGCGTTTTTCAGGCGTTTATTGTGGAGCGAGGGCATGAAGTGATCAACGGTCTTCATATCCCTCTTATCCGTACAATTCACGTTGTGGATCATAGCCGTCAGTTGCGCGAAGAGCATTTCCTCGTCGCGCCTGCGAACGGTTATACGCCAGGATAGCTGGGAAAATTCGCGCCACGTAAGCATACGATACTCCATCTCGGACAAGCCAAGATCGATACGCGAGAACGCCCAGATGGAGCGATAGTCTATTGCACCGACTGATTCGCCTGCGTCGTTGTCGGTGCGCTCGTAGGGTCGAGGTCAACAGGCCCATCGTCTTTGAACGCGTTAAAACACTGCTGTAGAAACGCTGGAACCTGCCTCATCTCGACGCTCTGCTTGATTTCTTCGAGCGTGATGGTTGGATCTTGCCAGACCACGCCCTGCTGGATAAACAGAGCAATCGAGGTAGCGCTAGCCGTCAGGTTTTTACGATCCGTTTGTGAGAAGAAATCGACGCCCAGCTTTTCCTGAAGCGTCTCGCAGCTTGCGAGCGTGTACTTCAACGAATATAATTTCTTCTCACCATTACGGGTCAGTTCGATTTCACGCATGGATGCTCTCCCTATGCGAACGCTACGAAGCTAGTCACGGTCATTGATACCGTCGTTTTGATCACGCCCGTAACCGGAAAATCGAGTGGAAACGAATCGATGAACGCGGTAAAGATCACGTTGAACGGCGGAGACGTGGGCATGGTGATTTTCCAGTTTCTGATCTGCCTGTTCAGGTAGATATAGAGCATGCCGTTGGGCGCTTGCGCACCGTGTGTTGGCTGCTCCGGAGCAAACTCGATGTCCGCCGTGATCTGGCCACCCTCGAGCAGCGTAGGGATCTTCTGAACCCACGGCTGGTTAACTATACTGGGGCCTGAAGTCGAGATGGTGTGCGTAGTCACATCGGTCGACTGCGTCTTGAATCCGCCGATCTTCATATTCGAAAGATTCGGGATGATGGTGTAGTTGGGTGGCGACGCACCATCACCGATGTAAAGAATAGTTCCGAACCCGGCGTATCCATAAGGCGATAGAGGCATGATTGTTCTCCTTTATACCACTTTTCGATAGGACCGCCAGAACCTTGGAGAGAGCATGACGGTCCTACCTGACCGCACAGCAAACAGACATAAAAAACTGTGCGGAAACCTGATTAATCAGGACGACTCCTGAGTCTGAGCGGACCTGCGTGCCGCCCCTCATACGATGATGGAAATATATCACCAATCACGGTATGGATATACCTGTCTTCAAATTGATTGTCCGGGTCGATCTTGTTGTACCACTCGTATTTTTTAATCCTGTCGTTGCGATCCAGGTAGCCGTAGTGCCAGATGCGGATTGGGGTTCTGACGACATCAGGCAGATAATCAGCGATAACGTTTGAGCAGTGAAGCGATGCCACGTTATGGGTCGAACTGCGAAACGAGACCTGTCCTTTGGGAAGTTTCATAATGGAGGGGCGAAAGAAATTATTGTAGATTCCATCGATCCGCACCACCTGTACCGAATCCCACAGATAAAAAACCTGAAGCGACATGGCCAGAGGCCCGGATACCATCTCCAGCTTCTGGTGGGCATCTTTCTCCAGTTCCTCATCACCGTCGATGTGAACTATATACACATCCTCGCCCGCCTCACACTCCTGAATGAACGCCAGAATATAATTCTTATCCCGAATCTCGTCGAACCCATCGAACGGTGACTTTACTACGATCGCTCTCAGTTCACGTGCGATGCGCACCGTATCGTCCGTCGAGTGATCATCGAACACATAGACGGATTTACAGAAGCGAAGCGACTCGATGGCGTGGCGAATCCATCGCGCCTCGTTCCGAACCCGCAGCATACCGATGTACGTCATTTAAGTTCCGTATGGCACGCCGTGAATTTCCTCGAACAGTTTGGCGTTCTTTTCGAACGAGAGCGCGCCAAACTGGCGATATTCGCTTGGTAAAACGCCATGCTCGACCACTACAGATTCATCGACCAATAGCCGGACGCCCAGTTTACGGGCGCGAAAGCAATAGTCGCCGTCCTCGCAGCCATAGTCAATGGAATATCTCTCATCCATGCCGCCCACAGCGTTGAAGACGTCCGCGGGAATCCCAACGGCGATGAAACAGAGCATAGTCAATTCTTCACGTAGGTCTTTCGTCCTGCGCCAGATCTGGTTTCGATTCCCACAGCAGCCCGTTATCGCGGCAGACGTGATCGCATCGCCGTTTCGGAACAGCTTCGAATATCCGTTTGGCGTGAATAGTCTGGTATCGTCGCCGCAGATAACGATGTCTTCCGTACCAGGCGTCACCTCGACACCGAGATTGATGGCTCGGGCATAGATGAATGGATCATCGCCATACTCGACGTAATCCACGTCTGAGCGTCTCTTCTCAAGTCCGCCGTTTGCCACGACCACGATACGGCATGTTTCTTTCATGATCCGGATCGACTCGACGCAGGCGTCAAGATTCGAGGCGTTCTTGGATGGAATTACGATAGTCACTTCACAGCCGCCAGTCTTGCGGTCAACTTCCAGACCGAATCAGCCAACAGTTCGTGTTTCTGATGGACGATCTGAAACTGATGCCGAATACCATAGGCATCTTTAAACCGTGTATTGTGTGCATTACCTACTTCGAGGTACATCAGCGAATTGACGTTCCAATAGCTCGTATGCGTGGGATCTTGCCACGCGCCCCGGCCATCCGTCGTTGGTACGATCATTTCCATAACGCCGTATGGAATGAGCACCCGATACGCTTCGTTCAGCGTGAGAATTTTATCAGGCAGATGCTCCAGAATGTCGTGGGCGCGGATAAACTCTACAGAACTATCCGGCCATGGCCACGGCTGACGCAGATCAGCAAGCTGATCGGCAGGAGACGCAATGTCCACGTTCACAAACCCCGAGATGAGCGAATCCGAGCAACCTAAATTCAGCTTCATGACACACGATGCAGACCCGGTAACCCGGGCAGAATAGCGGCTAAGAAATAGATTAGATAAATAAGCATGATCGCGACGATGACGACGCGGATAATCTTAGCTATTCCAGCATCGATGGGAAGCTGTCCAACGACCCATAGGACCACGCAGAAAATCAGGAGTATTACCAATAGTTCGATCATGCGTATTCAATTCCTTTAGGAATTAGAATTGGAGAAGACGGCTGAACTTGGTCCACGACGACGCGGCGGACTATTCGGCCCTCGCCCAGGTCCAGGCCGATCGCCCAAACGGTCAGCGTGCCGTTCTCGTATCGCATGGGGATGGTAGCGCCCGGGCGCGAGTTCGTCTGCCCACTCTCTGATAATTCCATAGTCTTCCACCGTCCAGCCACTCTCTTCCCGCATCTCTCGATACGAGGTATTGAATGAATGATTTCTTGCAATTAACATTCGATCGGCATCAACAGTATACTTCTTCTCGTAGCGTATTGATCTAAGAAAAATATTATCCTCACCCACCATCACGTCTTCAAAATGGGTTCGTGACCAGATAGATCTGTAATACATCAGCGACGTTCCCAGCGCGTATCCAGGATAGCTATGGTAGAAATGCGCCTGCTCCTGTTCGTCGTTCAGGAAATGGATGGTATGGTAGCCCGTCAGTTCCGCCGAGGATGACCTGATTTGCTGTACCTGGGTCAAGATCCTGTCCTGGTGGCTGAGATCGTCCGAATCCCAGTGAACGATCAATTCCCCACTCGCCTGCTCACATGCCAGATTCCGTTTCGCGCCCACCGACTTGCCGGGTTCAGTGGTAATTCTCATCCCCATCGGGGTTTGAACTACTCCAGTATTAAAACCGTCGTGAACCTCAATCAGTTCTAGATGGAGATACGACTGCCTGTTGAAGCAGAAAACAGCATCAGATACGAACTCTTTCTCGTTCGGTCTGGGGTGCGACAGTAGGATGGCGCTAACTAACATTGGCAAATAATCCAGGGCTCAGGCAATACGGACTAAACCAAACACGCTCGCGTTCGGCATTGTCGCGTGCGCGGCCATTACTCTGTGAACCATAGCCGCCCTTAGCCTTCCATGCAATGCATTCCCAGGAATCGGGCATAGCGTGCTCGCCCTCATAGCCGCACAGAGCGATTCTCAACTCCGGGTTATCGCCATGGGCGATAGCCCAATGTCTTACCTCAGCCGCTACATCGCCGCAATCGGTCACATATAGGTCCATATTCCGATCCGCGTTCGAGCCATATGGCGGATCGAGAAAAACACCTGTCGTGCCATTTTTGAATGTGACCGAGGGACCGCATATCCTGGACCAATCGCCGCAGCACACCCGAACCAAGCGCAATCGTTCGGCTAACTGCCAAAGATACTGCTGTATTGACGATTCAGACTGCCGATACACACCCCGGCCAGCATTCCCGAGGTGTGGCAGTTTCCGATGCACACCCTTGCCAGCATTCCCGAGGTGTGGCAGTTGCCGGGATGGCTTCCCGGCGCACCATCCGCTACCAATCCACACAGATAAGCCCCAGACCCACCAGCCTGCTATCTTTGGATCATAGAAATCGGGGTCCGTCTTCATTCGTTCGGACCACCATTCAATCTGGTTTACCAGCCAAAGATGCCTCGCGCCGAGATCCGCCTCATTTACGGGCGAATCGGCGTAATAAGCTACTTCATCTGGATCTGCCTGCAGCGCACGCCAGAAATTGGCTACAAAGCAGTCCTTATCGTTGATTGTTTCTATTCCTATCTCAGCATGTGGTCGGCTGAGTAGCATTGCGCCCGATCCAAAGAACGGCTCGACATAATTAGCAACATTGCCGAACCGATCCCATACGTGCTCCGCCACGCGTGATTTGCCGCCAAACCAAGGAAACGGTGCTTTTAGTTCAGTAACCACTGATAATCCTGAAGCGCATAATCCCATGCCGCGTCTCGCCATCCGGTTGCATCGTTACCGTCGACAAAACCCGACGGCATACCATTTCATTCCCGCCAAGCGGTAATTTCTTGTTGTGAAGTAGGATGTTCACCCTATCGAGAATGGTCTTCACCTCGAGCATTCCAAACTGATGGCTCCATACGTGGATCTGCACTTGTTGATCGGTAATCCCCTGACCGTACTGATCCATTTCAGACGTCTCGATGACTACTTCGCCGAGTTGAACGTATGGAAATACCGAATCCTGGGGTACGTGATCGTACACCATCACAGGCGTACCATCGATGGAGAGCGTAGGCAATACGGTATCGCTCGACAACACGCTATAGACCGCGCCCTGAACGGCAGTAAAGTTAGACACCAGTCAGGTTCCTTACCACGTTCGCCTCGGCCAACTGCAATGCTGGCCCCATAAACGGCTGGGCAGAAACGAAGCGCCGATGCGGCCCCATCCTGGTCATATGGCCGAACTCGACAAATCCGGCATAGGGAGCGCCAGCAACGATCGTGACCGTTACCGAATCCGTCGTTACCTCGGTTGAGGCTACTTCGATCGAATTGCGAAGCGTACCCGTCCTGGCTGGAGCGAACGATCGGGCGTCGTCGACCACCTGTTGAGCGGTTCGAAGTATGGCGGCTTCCACTTTCAACATAAGCGTTTCGGGAGTCTTAAGCTCCGGTACCGAAACGGTATAGTTAAGTTGCATTGGGTTCAGCCTGCGCCGTGATCGCAATAAAAAACCGCGCCTGATCGACATTAACCGCGCTCCAATAGCGATATGTCCTATTCATGTAAACGATCCGCATCCTGGAATCCATCAGCGCCGGAGAATAACGGACGCCGATTTGAATCATGTCTCCGGTTACCATCTGCCCTGCCCGCCATACCTCATCCAGCATGGGAACGTTGTCAACCGCGGCCCACACCGTAATCAGATCGACCCAGTTTATCTTCGTACCACCCATACCATCCGGCGTCGTAACCAACTGCTGAAACGTAACGCGCCGAGTCAGATTATCCGCTACATAACTTGTCGTCGGCGTCATAGCGCCATGATTCTCCGAGCGTTCAGACGGGTTCGAACCCCTTGCGGCAGACCGTTTTTAGTCAATTCGCTTTCCAGGACCTGACGATACCCTCCCGTGGGAGCCGTTCCAGTACGCCGATCGTAGTAATTCGCAATCAGTTCGAGCGCAGCCATGATGAAATCGGGCGGCACCGAGGTGGAATCTACTCCATATCCAAACGTCGCCCTGACGTGATACCTGGAGGGATCGACGAATCGGGAGGGATAATTGACCGAGGGGTCAAGCGGATAGAACGTCATGTATCCGCCTCCCAACAAAATCTCGTCGCCATAGACTAGATAATCGGTCGGCAAAGTTGCAACCGGACTGCTATTCCAGAACTCGACCTCGACCAGATCCACGCTGATCAGCGGGCGGAACGGAAACCTAAGCCTGATGCCGTAGGGCGTGACGATTTCGTTATGCCACCAGATATCCCATTGCTGCGAGATCATCTTCTGATTGGTCCAGTTTTCGATCACAGCCACGGCCGCAGCCATCTGAGCAGGCAGTTCATAATCGTCATCATTCGTGAGATCAATACGTACATGACTCTTGACCGCTAGAATGCCGAACGGTACCAACTCGGGCGCATTGGGATCGGTCGATCCTAAAGCGGTCTGGACGAACTGTATTTGATCGATAGGCATATCAATTCGGATTTCCGGTACAGGTCCAGGCTATGGTATTGCCGCTGGCGCTGCCCGTCTCACCCGTCGCCGTAATCGCGGTAATGGTAGCGGACGCCTGAACCGCAAACGCGGCGCTCTGGTTCGATGCCGTACAGGTGGGCGTAGCGATATACGGCGTCGTAAAGGTGCTGGAACAGGTAAACGGACCTGTACCAGCAAGCGCGCACGTTCCGGTCAGGATCTGGCGCGCTGGTATCTGAATAAAGACCGGAGCAGAATAAGTGACCGCGGCACCGCTGCCCGTCGTGGTTGAGACCTGATCCATCTGCCATTGTGTAGCATTGATTTGCCAGACCAACTTTTTAGTACCTGCTACGCCCGCGATGTTGTAATAGCGCTGGCCAAAGACCTGACCACCAGCAATGGTGACTATATTCGAACCATTCACCGTCGATGCGGTAATGCCCGCGGCCAGCGTTCCATTCGTTCCCGGTATTTTAACGATCCAGGCGAAGGTATTGGTAGAACCGATATTGGCAGGACTGGGAAGTATGACGTCGCCCGGGTTGAACGTCTGAGGGTTGGTCTTTGCTGGCAGGTTGTACGTCGATTTAAGAAATCCGGTATAGATCGGAATGCTGCTCAGAGTATAGTTGCTGACGCCACCGCCACCCGGTCCACCTCCTGCTCCAGTGGGAGAGACTTGCTGGATATCTAAATTACCATTCATGACGATGCCATTCAAATCGACGCTGAGAATGCTCGAGGGCCATCCAAAGGGAACGGTACAATCCAAAATATTGTTCTCAATGATCAGGTTGTTGACGATTCCACTAGCAGGAATCTTTATACAATAAGCAGCGCTGGTAAATCTAGAATTGAAATTGTTGTTCACGATCGAGATGTCATGCGTCTTAAGCAAATCCGTATTCCACACCGTCAGATCGAAGATGATCCCACTTTTGTTATCCATGAACGAGTTGTTAGAAATATTCACATCCGAACCAGCCACGCTGATTACAGGCGTTGTAGCGAAATTCACAAACTGGTTGTTCGAAATGGTGGCGTGATAGAACGAGCCACTAAACAGATCCGGACTTGAGGTAGGACCGGAGAAAAACGAATTGATCACCGAGACGTGATTCGTTCCGTTGCCGCCCGCGTTCATTGCGCCAATTACATCCATTTCATAATCGCCATCCTGGACGCCCCAACTGCCAGCACACCAGCCATCAAACCCACCATTCAGCCAAGTGTTGTGAATCAGCCGGAATTTATAGCTCCAGCAACCATAGCCCTCGGCATCATACGCGCCCTCGGAATTGAAAGTGCAGTTTTCGAAGGTAATGTTCGCGGCCTGTGCGGTATAGAAAACCAGATATGCGGAATTAGCGCCCGCGGCCTGCGACAGCTTGAGGTTCTGAACCACCACGTCATGAACTGGATTAATCAGCACCACACCAAACACCGCGGCAGGATCGGTCAAACCATTGAAATCTAACTCCGTGGGCCGATCGAGCGTGATGACATCCCCATTAATAGCGGCAACCTTATGATAAGAACGAAACGTAGTGTAGGTGGGCGCAATACCTTCCACCACCATGATCCAACTACCTACCTGCACGTTGCTGAAACCGCCTGTGGGGCTCGCCGTCAGCGTTGTGCTTCCCTCATACGCCCCTCTGATACCGTGAATCAATGCGGCAGGAGGATTGCCGCCCTGACACGACGTAGTGGGTGATTCGATATACGTTCCACAGAAATTAATCGCACCCCATAACGATTGGGTCATCTGGGCAATAATTTCCGCGCTCTGGTTCGTTCCTCGCCAGGTCAGATTCGACAATGATTGAAGACCAGGTGCTGTGGATGTGGTCGAAGGATCGTTGTATTCGATCCGTCCCGTGATCAGAATCGGTATTCCCTGACCCGAGACGCTATGCTGACAGGCATCGAGCGCGATGAGGTTCTGGTTCTGAGTCGCAATAGGTGTGCCTCGACCGATCTGTACACCGAACCACTGCGGATAGACGCCCGGAGCCGAATTGGGACTCAGAACGATGCTGCTGTTTCCACCCAGGCTGGTGTCGAATATCTGGTGTAGTTGCGCCGATAAGCCGCCCCCAATGGTCACCACCTGACCAGCGGCAGGCTGCAGCATGCCTCCGGTATAAAAAAGCATGTCGCATGCCAGCGTCTGAGTAGTAATCGCCGTCCATGCCTTGGTGACAAGTAGCGTCTGATGCGCGCCAGCCGCGGCCGTACAGGCCTGCCCAATGTCGCTATAGGAGCTATCCGGCAACTGACCAGCAGGCGGCTGTGCGGTGCCCCCACCGCCACCGCTAGGCGGTGGAGTGGTGGTGGCTGGAACTAGCACATCCTTAATCCTGAGCGGCGTCGTCGACGGTGGCACGTTCCAGGATTCGGTATACTGTGCCGATGTTGCGCCCGCGTTCGTGATGTGATATTCCGCGGTATACGTTGCGCCCGAGGGCGTGGCCGTGGTAGTCGGAACCAGAATTACGCTGAACGAGCCATCCGAAGCAAGCGTTATCTTGGTCGGTGGCGTCGAGATGTAGCGCCCATCACTGGACGTAAACGGAACCGTCGGCCCAATCAGAAAATAACCCTTAGCAGGAGCACCAGCCGTGACCAGAACCTTGTCCTGAATGGTCGTATCCTGCGCCAGGAGAATGATAGGAGTAAGGGCGATTAGGAGAAGTCTCATAAAAAAACGGGGAGTGAACAGGTACCCCCCGTATTGACCAGGACAGACATCAAGTGAACGAAGGATTATATAGAAGAGCCTTGGGCTGGTAAACCGCGAGCGCAATGCGCTCTTCAGCAAGCATCGTGACCATGTTGCGCGTAAAGTCGTCCATCTCATAGCCAATGCTGACGGTATAGGTCATACGATCGAATAGCTGGCAGGCGGACTGGAAATCACCAACCAAATGGGTGTTCGGTGCCATCGAGAGCGACGCGGCAACGGGCAGGCCCCACAATATCTGACCCACAACGCCCCTAGGATCGCCAATCAAATATCGAAGCGTCCCATCCTTCGCCGTCTCAATATCGTGCCAGTCGAGCACACTCATAATATGCGCCGAGGGCAGGAACTTCTGCAGCGCAACTTGAAGCATGGCGTGCCTTGCTTTATCGATCTTGGTGTCATTTCCCTTGGCATAGGTGTTCTGATACAAGGGCGCTTGCGGAATCAAACCCAGAATGTCTCCCGATACGCCTGAGCCATTCAGGATTTCCTGCTCTTCTTTCAGTTCCAGACCATACATCAGCCTGCCGCTGATCTCCGAGTTCAAAAACGGCGTATCACTTAACATCTGCTTCGACGCTTTAATAAAATGCGCCAGCGTGGTCACTGGAACGGTTACCAGCGTGTAGCTGATATCACTCTGGTTTTTCTTCGCTCCATCCTGCCATGCGGGCGACGTTCCAGGCGACCACTGCGGCCCGGCTTGCAGCGTAAGCACGTTTTCTTTCACGAACTCGATCACGTTCGAGGTCGTGGTTCCAGTGGGAATAATATCCCTGATCAGCAACTGCTGATTCGGGATCTGCGTCACACCCGGCACCCGATACCGAGGTACCGTGACGGATGGCTGCGTAGGATCGGTTATGATGTTTTTCTTTTCGATCTGAACGGAATATCCCTGCTTCGCCATGCGGTTCGAGAAATCATGCTGCTTGAACGCCTCGGTTCCCGTAACCAGTTCGCCAATCGACTTGCGCTCATCCTGGGCGTTCCCAATCTGCGCCTGCCTCACCACCTGCGCCTGCAAATCATCAACCCGCTTCTGAACATCTTTATTGGCGGCTTCGAGTTTCGCCGTCATGTCGGAGGTGATCTTAACAGCCAGTTCTTTCGCTTCGCTCGACACCGTACCCACGGTTTCAAGCTGCTTCTTAAATTCAGCGGTGATCGACGCGTGCGCATCAAACGCCTTGATAAGCTCGGTCGCGACCTTATCATCCAATTTATATTCGGGCATTGAGTAGACTCCTTAATTCATCTATCGTTTTGACTACTTCATCATCGCCCGCGTCCCGCTGCGAAGCCCGAAAGCCCTCTGCTATGATTGCTTTCGCCTCTTTCCTAGAAAATCCGACATCCCGCAAGATTTTCTCGAAATCCCTCTCGCTCTTCACCTGCGTAATCATGGCGCGTGGATTCTGCGCAAAGGTGACCAGCGAATATTCCATTAGATCAGCCTTCAGGATGTGCCGTACCCCGGTATCGTCAAACTCCCGATCCCGTGTAATGAACCCGATCGACTGACCTTTAATAATCTTTTTCTTGGCCAGGGAATACGCCTCCTGCGCCTTATGGACGTTCATGTCCAGCGTGGTCTTACTCTTCAACCCATGCTTGTCTTCATGAACCGTTCCCAACCCGATCGGCTCCTCGTGATTGTGCTGCCACAATACCGGAACCTCCCCGCCGTTTTTCTGAATCGAGTCGGCGAACGCGCCCGGTTCGATTACGTCAAACCCCAGATCCACGTTCCCGAACGTCGCGGCGTACCCGTGTATGACTCCTTGTTCCCCGGTGTCGTTCATCAGTTCGATCGCGAATGTCAGGTGTTCCATCAGGCTGCTCTTTCGTTGGTGGGGGTGGTGGTGGTGGTGTTGGTGGCTGCGTTGGCTGGCGGAGGTGGCGCTGGGATGGGCGTGGGCGCTGGCTGCGGCTGTGGCTGTGGGTTTTCATCAGGATCAGCTAACGTTTCTAACAATACGCTCTGAGCAGGCGCAATCAAATCATCACCCTCACCCGGCTCACGCTCATATCCTATTTCAATCGCCGCTTCATTGGGTTTAATAATCGCATTTTTAACGCCCATGACGAGGCGCTCCATCTGCGCGCTTGCGCCCTCCTGAAGCACGTCAATCTGCGACACGTCAAATCCAAAAAACTCTACGTTCAGATCTAGATCCAGCCAGCGGTTGGTTTCATCCTTCACTATCGTTAATTGCGGCAATACCGTGTCCTGATACAACGCTTTCCTGGCCTGCTGCCAGTTCGAGTAGGTACTGGCCGCGGTATCACCAACCAATATGCTCGGCACGCCAAGAGCCGCGGCCACATCCCGCTTATCAGCTAATCTGGTGTCGAGCAATTGCGCATCAGCCGAGGTCTGCGACATCTCAACCCACTTCCAGCCGCCCCCCACCACCATGAACCCACCCGCGTTGTTCGGCCCCATGTACTGCTGCTGAATCTTCGCTTTAATCGCGTCTACCTGCTCCTGCGTCAGATCCGCATCATCCGGCCCGATAAACGCGCCGGATAGTCTTACCCCGTTCTTTAACGATGCCTGCTGATACGCCCTCGCCTCCGTCCCCGCCTCGAGCGAATACCGACAAGCCTGCAACGGCGATTGCCCATACCAGTCATTAATCGGATTAAACAATCTCCCATGACAGATCACCGTCGGATCACTGAAAACGATAATCCTCCCATTCACCACGTACTGATACGCGCCCACCGGATTCCCGTCCTTCGATGAGGCTAAGGCAACACGCCGTGTGATGGGTGCCTGGGTCGAGGGCGATCCACTATCCGATGCACTTCCTCCCGCAGGCACCACCCGCATCCGATCAGGCCGATGACTGTATATTTCGAGCGGTAAACCCTGGCCGCGAACCGGATTCCCATTCGGCCCCAGCTTCCAGACCCCCTCCAGATAAAAATTTCCGCTGATATTCATAAAACCCAGCGTCTCTTCCACCAACTGCGTCCAACTCTGCCGCGGGTTCGGGCGCTTAATAAGCTGGGAAATCCTGGCATTATCCGATACCACCTCGTTCCCGTTCCCATCCATCGTCATCGGATACCACGCCACGTTTTTCGCAGCCGTAATAATCTGCTGTATGCACGCATACCCATCCGAACTCTTCTGATACCCATCCTCCGCCAAACGGTAATAATCCAACGGCGTCCACTGCGGCACCCCCCAGCCCGTCTGAATAATCGCCTGCGTTACCGCGGACTCTTTTTTCTCGAAGAATTTGCGTAGAAAATCGAACATAGGGATTTATGCCACGCTCACAATAAACGGCTTCCTAACCTTAATCGCCAACTCCGTCAACGCATATACCAACGCATCTACACGGTTCGGACTACGCGTAGAAATATCCGGTACCCAGCCCGTCATCTCTTCTTCAAGAGCAGCCAAATTTCCAATGTGCTCCACTTTTCCCTGTTCGTATAAAGATACTACTGGTTCAGCCCTCAGCGTTTTCCCTCTCGCCGCATGAATGGGTATGAGACGTATGTGATGGTCCAGGGATTTGAGCGCCAGCTTCAGCGTCTCCGATACCATCGCCCCTCCCTGGTTCACCTCATATACCATCGCATCCGCCTCGAGCTCAATGGCGAGTTTCACTGCTTGCCGACTCCACGCCAACGGCGACCCGTTCAACGTCCGGTCTTGCAGCACGTGTATCTGGTGCGTAGGGGTTATCCCCGCTGCCACAATTCCACACGCATCCCCACTCCCAGATGCGCTGATGGAGGGATCAACCCCAACCACAATACGCCGATACTGCGGCGATTCGCTTGGGTACAGGCGATGTATCATCCCCCAATCCCATAACGCCCCCTCCACATCCTCCAATACCTCTGCATCTATCTCCTGCCGCCCTATCCTGGTCCCCTCATACTGGCTTCGAAGTTCGGTGAGAAATTCTTGGGCGAGATTGGATTCGTTATCGTAGGTGCGACCAGACGTCACATGTACCCCAGGCCGCTTCAATAACTCAATAAATAACGGTATCGGCTTCGGCGTCGTCGTGATTATGGTGCGAGGAGAACCGAGCCTGAGCCCAAATCGAAGCTGCCGCCACGTCTCCTCTACATACCCCCACGCACATAACTCATCACACCACGCACAATCATGCTGCGGTCCACGTAAACGCTCCGGCTTCTCCGATGAATATAAATGTGCAGTAGCACCATTCCAAAACGTCAGCTTCCTCTTCGACGGCTCGTATATCGGACTGCGGTTCGGAGGGAATACATTCATTAACCCACTCTCCCCCTCCACCATCACGTCCCTCGCATCCGAACTGGTCGGCGCTACCAGCGCTATCTGACGCGCCCGAGATGCCTCAACTTCGGAACGTATCCACTCCGCCCCCGTCCGCGTCTTCCCAAATCCCCTCCCCGCCTTCACCACCCATATCGACCACGGCAACAACGGAGCAAGCTGGTTCGGCCTCGCATTAAATTCCCAATCCTTCTGCAAACTTTCCAGTTCCGCCGTCGTGAATTGTGATAAAAGTTGCGAGGCCTCCGGTAACGACCTGAGACGCTCTATATGCGATTGCGATTTCACTGCACTACCTTCCCTACCATCAGCGCTATCAGCCTCTCCCGTACCACCTCCACATTCACACTCACATCTATCTGCGTCGGCGTCTCATTCCTCCACCCAAACTTCCTCCGCCCATATGCCTCATAAGCACGAATACTCGAGGCATACTCCCCCGTCCGGTTCGCCTTCCTCGCCAGTACCAGCAGCTCACTAAGCAACTCCAATTCCGTCGGCTCTTCCGCGGGAGCAACGGTGTGGGGCTCCTCCAATAACGCCACGATCCGCTTCGTCCTCATCATCGCCCGCTGTACCGTCGGATGTATCGACGTCTCCGCCTGTATCCGCACCGGATCGTTTCCCAATCGCCGATACGCCGCTATGAACTTTCGCTCACTCTCAGGCGATACCCCACCAGGCCCATCTCGCATATCCTATGAGAATAATTCATATCCCTCTGCGTCATACTACAGTAGTTTATTGAATTTTTTTAGAAAATTTTATGATTTGAAGGATGGACCCTCTTCAAAAATTTTATGGAAATTTGAAGGGATGACCTCGAAACTTCGCAAAGCGAAGTTTCGATTTTAAAAACAGCGGCCCTAGGCGCTGGGCGCGAAGCGCCCGCGGCCAGCCGCGTTGCATATCGCGCGCGCGATTCGTTTAAGGACGGCGCGCCGCGGCGCGCCGTCCTGTCAGGCGCAAAGATTTGTTGCGCGCGTTGAACTCGTTGTCGCGGCAACGCGATCGCGAGCGACTGATAACAGAGACTACCCACTACCTCGGTTTGCAGGAACCATGGGTGTGGCTGCGGGCGCAGGGCGTCGAGCCGCGGGCGCACCTGAGCCATTAAAAAAGATAAAAAAAGTTTAGAAACTGCTTTACAACAACTGCTGTTTCAGTTATGCTTGTTTCAGGAGAGAGAAACAGACATGAGCAACCAGACAACATTCAGCGCGTTCAACGACGAACTCGAATACGGTTATTGCGTGGCCGAGGTTTACTTCGACGAGCGCGAGCGCGAGCGCGAGCGCGAGCGCGAGTTGATGAACGTTGACGAACTTATGAACGTTGACATGGAGGAAAGTTTCGACTAGTTGATCAACGCCTGATCTATATGAACCAACCCAAAGCAGCAATAGAAATGATCGTGGCAGTTTCGGAATGCATACGTGAATTGCATGAAATACCTAATGGCCACTTATACGCCCAGTTAGTCGGAAAGGTGTCACTCGTGGAATACGAATCACTAATTCGAATATTAATTAACGCCAAGTTGGTAAAGCAGGATCGATCGCACATGCTGCGCTGGATAGGGCCGAACCTGGAGACACCCACTAGCGCCGAAAAGAAAATATAAAAAAAGTTTAGAAATCGCTTTACATGCTGGTAGGTTTTTAGTAAGATAGTTTCAGGAGAGAGAAATGCACACACACCGACCAGTTTGGACTAAGTGGGAAAAACAAGGTTGGATTTACTGCGCTGCACCGTATCGGTTGGCACGCAAGGATAACCAGCCGGGACAGGTTGACGTTTGCGCCTGCGATGCGATCCGGAGATCGAACGGTGAGTGGGAGGAAAGCGAGATCGCCCAGGATGGTCGCGATCCGGTTTATCTCTGCGGCAAATGGCATATAAACCTGTAAAGCTGAAAATAATATCTTAGAAATCGCTTTACATCAGAAGCGGTTCTGTGTAAGATAGTTTCAGGAGAGAAAAAACATGACACTAATTCAGATTCAAGACAAACAGGTGGCCGCGGAACTGAAAGCCTATGCTAAGCATGGCAAATCTTCGCCTGTGACGCGAACGGTGATCTTCGCTGCACGAACGCGCGCACGAAAAGCCATCATCGCCCTTGGATTCAGCTACGAGCAGGCCTGTGATGCCGTCGCCGATGCCGCCGACATGGTGTCACTGAAGAGATCCGCAGAGGGCGCGAAAGGCGTGGTAACAGAAGTTAGACGGCTGAATATAGACGAGGCGCTGACTGCGGCGGCACCGGATCTACTGAGCGCGCTACGGCGTATTTTGACTGCAGGAAACCGCGGGGATATGAGCTGGAAGGAGAACCGGGACGAGTTCGACGCTGCGATTACGGCCGGGTGGAACGCAATTGCGAAAGCGGAGGGCCGAGAGGGCGCGAAATAATCGCCTCCACGATGTTCCAAAATCGACCTGCCACAGAGCCCATTAGCGTAAAGCTGAAAATAATATTTTAAAAAAAGTGTAGAAATAGCTTTACATCAAATGCGGGTTTGTGTAGGATGGTTTTCATGACCAAAACAGACAGTTTCAAAGTCCAGATCGAGTACCCCAGGAACGGGAAGCGAGCCCAGGAATTGCTTTATACCGGAACGAGCAAAAATGCTGCTGAAGCGGCACTAAACGCAACCATCCGGCTGGCGAAATACGGCGTCCTGACGGACTGTACAATTTCGCTTTTCGAGGGTCTCAAAATCACCGAGGAGTTCCTTTGCGGCTACAAATCGGCCAAACTCACCAAATGGGCTGGTATGTGCTTGTAAAACAACCACATAGCGCAAAAAAACAGCGGATGGCATGCAAAATGCATACCACCCGCTTTGCTTTTTGGCCCCAGAAACGCGCCAGGATCGATTGCGCCCGGTTTTGAGCCATCTACCTACCTCCGGACGCCCTCCGAGCGATCCTAGCGCGGTTTCTGAGCGATTACGGCTTAGCTGGCGGCTGTGCCCCCGGCATCGGAACCCAAACCCACAGCCAGCCGTTCAATTCGGCGAAATACGTCAGCGCCCAGAACCCCGTCGAGCTCGCCTCGGCAGGCGGAAGGTTGATCGGGTGCGTTGGCGTGCCAGTCACGCCACCGGGAGGCGTGCCTGGAGGCGTAGGCCATACCGTTGGCGGGGGATCAGGCGGCAGGACGATGGGATGCGCCGGGTGACCCGGCGACGGCCAGATACCTGGCAGTTCAGCCGGAGGCAGCACGATCGGATGCTCAGGACCACCCCCAGGGGCGATGGGATGGGCTGGATACCCTGGCGATGGCCAAATACCGGGGGGCGGTCCGCCCGGTGCGATGGGGTGAGCCGGATAACCGGGACTCGGCCAAATTCCCGGAGGCGGTCCGCCCGGTGCGATGGGGTG